CCTTTCCATGCAACTAATGGTCGTGGTATCCCGGATGGTGCTAATAGCAACTATATTGTCATTGATCATTTGATGATCGACAATATAGTTGATACTGCATCAGCCGGTTTTACCATTCAGACTGTACCTATGCTTCCGGCTACCTCTGCTCTTGCAGTGGCTGCGGGCGTAAATACTCTTACCATTAATGGCATTCCTTATGTTGGCAGTGCCACTCAATTTCTTGCCCAATATCCCTTAGGCTTTGCTCCACCTTATTTGACTGTCGGTACACAACCCGGTATTGTTACCAACGATCCTTATCAATCAACTAAAGCAAGGCTTGTATCTTGTGCTTATCGTCTAATATATACTGGTCAATCTGCTCTGGCTTCCGGTACTATAATTGTCACACCTAACGATGTCGGCCTCACTGTTTCGCAACAGTCTGCTGCGGGCATATTCCCTTATACTTCTAATACAAACCTGCAGGCCAACGCTGGTAATTATACCAATGGCGCTATTGGTCTGAATATGGATATTGCAAATGCAAACAATGCATTTGTTAAAGATTCATATATAAGCAGGGTAGAAGCTGGGGCATATGTCTTACCTAAACATCGTTCACGTGATTTCAAATTATCGGCCACTGTAGATTCCCCGTATGTTCCTATCGCAAATTCAACTGGTACTTCTAACTCTGTAAATTTCTTTTCTTCAACCTCTGGTGCACCCGCATCAGGTGTGTTATGGTACGATGATGACTGGTCCAGTGCTAGTATCCAAGTTTCTGGGTACCCTGCTGGTTCAAGTTTTCAGCTCCAGACAGCTTTCTGTATGGAGTATTCAGTATCTAATACATCTGCATTTGCAAATTTGGCGAATAAACAATCTGACTTTAAACCTGCTGACATAGAACTGTCCAATAAACAAACTAATTCGTTGCCTGCTGCAACCCCCGCTTCTGGGAGTTCAACCAAGCGACCATAGGCCTAATTACCATATAGTTCAACCTGGCGAAACCCTTAAACAAATTTCTCTTCAGAAGTTAGGGACTGAAGAATCTTATTTAGGTCTGTATCGAGCAAACAAAGATATCATCGGCCCTAACCCCGATCTTATTCCCTCTGGTCTTCCACTGTATGTGCCCCCCGAGCTTAGTTGGGATTCTCTCAACGAAGCCCGTAAGTTACAGACAGCGAAAGTCATTAATGAGTATGTTGCTCCTATGGCCCTTCGTAATCGTATTCGTATCAACTTAGCTGACATAATTCCTGATATTAACCCATCAAAGAATCTTGAGCTTACCAATTTAGTTATTTCTTCCGTATAACACCG